ATGGCATCATTACGTGAAATCGCCGCAGCTAATGCGGAAGAAATCCGAGACGGAATTGCCTGGGTTATTGTTTGGAAAACAGGCCGTAGCTGGCATGCCAAACCGGTGTGGCTTAATTCAGAGACGGATAAGCTTGGACCCGAAGATGAGAAGCAGGTTCAGGAAATTTTACAGCAGGATCCTAATGCAGTGATGATCAACGGCTATTATTCCGGACATCTGGGTGAGAGTATGACACTCAAAGAATTAGAAGACGGTATTCGCTGGCATTATGAAAAAGACATTCGTTTGAGAAACAGCACAATCTTTGAGCAGCCGGAAGAAGAACGGGAAGGACATCCGGATGTACTGGGACAGGCCTCCAGAAGTTATCTGTTTAAGAAGCCGAAAGTTTATAAAGCAGGGAACAGGGGTTCACAGTCAGCAAAGTATGCTTTTCGTATTCTATCCAGAAGAAAACGCAGGCAGGCTGTTTGCAGCAGGGAACCACCCTGATAACCGGATTTGATGGAAAGGAGGCATGGACAGGTGCGAAAGACTACAAAATTAACACCATTAGGAAAATACATCACCAAGGTTTTGGTTGACCGCGAAATGAGTAAGGCAGAACTGGCAAAGCAGGTAGGTATTTCCCCCCAGTATCTGAATTGCATTATCCGGGGAATGCGTTCTGGCAAAAAGTATATGCCGTATATTGTTAAAGTCTTGGAACTGGATCCTAAAACGGTGGAGGATTTAATTGCATAGGAGGGAGGTGAAAACATGGATCTGACGTACATCACATTGGAAGAAGCAGCTGTGTATGAGGGAATGAAGTATCGTGGTATGGCATCAAGAGTCAATCGAAATCCAGATGAGTACGACTTAAAAACTCAGCCGCGAGAAGGCGGAGGGCGTCCGCAAGTCCTTGTCTCAGTTGCCTCCCTGTCTCCCAAGGCCCGCAGGGCCTACAAAGCTGCTCAGGCAGTTGATCAGGAAGAGGCTCCGGCCAGCGGGGAAGAAACGCCGCCCTGGTATGTGGAAGCAGATCTAAATTCTTACATCGAAAGCAACAAGCGTAAATTCTATGAAGCTGTGGAGCTGGCGAACCAGCTGCAGTGCTTTATTGATTATGATGAGCGTGAAAAGACTACTTATGCAAGCGAGTTTGCGGCGTCTTTGGGGATATCCCAGCGAACCCTCTACCGGTATGTGGGGAATATCATGGAAGCCCAGGCATGGGCGAGACGGCTGGAGCAGAAGGACGGGCACAGCAGGGATTATTTTAAGGTGTTGAGCTTGTGCCGGAAGCCGCGGGTTAAAGATAACTTCCCATCTCTTCCGGAGGAACAGAAAGCTTATATTGCGGCGGTGTGGTTCAGCCGGTCTTTCTGCCAGAACCTTGGAACACGGGAAATGCTGTATGATGCATTGAAAGTGGAAGCAAAACGGCAGGGCTGGGAGTGTCCGTCTATGAGGACGGTCGGGCGTTACATAAGCTACCTGATGGAACAACGGGGAGCCAGAAGCGCCCAATACCTGGCAGCTAATGGGACACGGGAATGGAAAAATAAGATGATGCTCAAAACCAAGCGGGATTCCACTGCCCTTAAGGTGATGGAGTATGTGGTTGGCGATGAACATACCTTTGATGTTTGGGTACAGTACACTGCCCCCAATGGAAAGATAAAGGCAGTACGTCCCAAGCTGACTGCCTGGGAGGATATGCGGAGCCGTGCGATCATCGGGGACGTCATTTCTGTTGATGCTGATAGCCAGACCCTGAAAGACAGTCTGGTAAAGATGATCTACAGTGAGATCGGTGGAGTGCCGAAGGTGCTGCATATTGATAATGGTAAAGACTACACTGCAAAAACAATGACTGGACAGAACCGGAAAGAACGTAAGATTGAGTTTGACTTTGACGCTGAGACAGTTGGATTTTACCAGTCCATTGGGATACAGGAGGTTGGGCGTTCCCTTCCATATCAGGCATGGGATAAACCGATTGAACGTTTTTTCAATACCGTATGCAACAAGTTTTCCCGCTGGTTTGCCAGTTATACAGGAACTTTGACCGGATCTAAAACCTATGCGAAGAGGAATAAGGACATTGACGGGATGCTGGAACGGGGAGAGCTCTATACCATGGAGGAATTTTTTGAGCTGTGGACTCAGTGGAAACAACAGTATATGCAGACGGAGCACCGGGCTCTCAAGAGTGCAGGGGAGAAATGGAAGACGCCGTTAGAAGTATTCCAGAATGCGGAGCGCTATGAGAAGGCAGCCCCACCATGGGATTATACCGTTTCTCAGCTTATGCGGTCAGCAACAGCCAGAGTTACCAATCAGGGGATCAACCGTTTTGGGGTGCTGTACACCAACTATGAATTATCCTTTTACATTGGGCAGACAGTCCGGATCAAATGGGATCTTGATGATGTTACAAAGCTGTATGTTTATGACATTAAAAGTGGCGAAAAGATATGTGAAGCAGAATCGGCGGAGCTTTTGCACTATTACGGCAACGTATCTCAGGAAGCGCTGGAAAAGCATCTGCGCAACCAGAAACGCCAGCAAAAGGAAACACAGGAATTTCTGGACGCTGTTCGGAAAGGTTATACAGAGCTTGTGGATGAAGGACGCAAGACTGCAACTGTTGGAGGGCTGGATCTGGCCCTTAAGCCGGAGCGTAAACAGAAGGTGGTTTCCCTGCCGGTGGATAAGGAATACCGCCAGGGACGTAGACAGAAGAAAGCAGAAGAGAATGAGTTTTTACAGAGCAAAGGAAATGAGGCTCTGGAGCGTTTAAGGGCTATACAGGGATAAAGACAGGAGGATAACGGATATGATGAGTGTGGCTGAGATCAAAGAAGAACTTAGCAAAATGAAGACGCCTTATGTAGGCATTAACCCAACAGAAGAAGAAAAACAGAGGTTTTTTATTTATATGTCAAGGCGTGAGGAATTGGCGGAACAGCTGAAGGAAGCGGAGGAAAGGGAAAGACAGGAGCATCCGGAGAAGGAGGGAAGCGGCATGAGACAGCAGATCAAAGCTCTGGTCGATGGGAAGAAAACTACCATTGCCAAGCTTGCCACAGTAACCGGGTATTCCCGGCCTACCATCTCCATGTATCTGGCTGGGAATTATAAAGGCGATGTGGAGGCGGTAGAGCGGAGGCTGGATGAGTATATGAAGACCCAAAGCTGGAATGAAGAGAAAGACAGCGCCAATGCAGTCATTCCTGCTCCGAAGACATTTTATGAGAGCCGGGATGCGCGGGCAATCATGGGAGTCTGCCAGAGCTGCCAGGATTACATGGGCCTGGGAATCGTGGTTGGCCGATCCGGATATGGAAAGACCCACACCCTTAAGCGGTATGCCAAGATGTCCAAGGTGGCCTATATCGAATGTGATGATACCATGAGCAGCCGGGATCTGATCGAGGCTATTGAGACGGCGCTGGGGATCCCCACCGGGTATGGAACGAACTGGAAGCGGATCAACGGGATCCGGGATTTCTTCAATACCAATAAGGGCTATCTGTTGATCATAGATGAGGCGGACAAGCTGGTCAGCAAGTATACCAGCAAAAAGATGGAGATCCTCCGGGGAATCTACGACCAGGCGGATGTGGGGCTGGTGATTGCCGGAGAGCCGGCGCTGGAGGCACAGATCAAGACCTACCTGCTCCGCATGGCGAACAGGGTGGACTTTTACGCTTCCCTGTCCGGCCTTAATGCAGGAGAAGTAAAGGAATATCTGGAGGGATACCGGATTGAGGATGCGGCGCTGGCGGAGCTGAAGGCACGGGCCTGCAATCCGCAGACGGGGTGCTTCCGTCTGCTCGACCGGACCATGCGCAATGTGCGCCGCATGATGGAAGCGCCGGATCAGACGATCACCCTTAAGATGATTGAGCAGGCATCCGGAATGATGATGTTATAAGGAGGAGCAGAAGATGATTATTGAGAGAGTATCAAGATGTATGTTATGCGGGGATGAAATTACAACCGAAGGAACCGTTTTAAACCAGCTGTGTGTGGGCCAGATCAATGACCTGAAGATGGAGCACCACATGAGGACACACCATAAACGCCGTAGCATCCGGTTCTGGTATCTGTTTTTAAGCCCTCTGGTGATCCTGGGGGCGCTGGCCCTCACAGCGCTGGCTGTACTGGTCTGGCTGCTGACTGCCCCGTTCTGGGCGCTGCATGAACTCTGTGAGGCAATTTGGAGGTGATGCGGATGGCAAAAAGAGAGAATCCATCGGAGAGGTTGGAACAGTTCTCAGACTGGATCAAGTCAATGGAGCCGATCTGCAAGGATGCTTCCAAGGAGGTGCAGAAGGAGGACCTGCGTATGCAGGATCTCCTGCATGCAATGGAGTTTGCCCCCAACAAGGAAGAACGCAACAGGATTGCCACTAAGATGCAGAGAAGCCGGATCACACGCAGGGATAATAAGGACCTGTACCAGAGGTATGAGCTGGTTGCGGAGTTTTTCCGCGATGGTGCGAACCGGGCCGTATTAAAACGCATGGAGCAGCTTATCAAACAGCAGAAATCAAGGGAAATGTATCTTGACGGGAAACGGGAATATAAGCCAAGAGTGGAAGGAAAAGAACAGAAGGGGTGAAAAGAGGATCGCATGAAAAAAAGACGTGTTGTGTACTGTTTTAGGATCGGTGCCGGTGCCGGATTTGCACAGGACCGGGACGGAAACCCGGCAGAGTGCTTTTTAAAACTGGGAGTATCACTGAATGAACCGGAAGGACTTATGACCCGTGAAGAACGGGAAAAAGAGAGGGAGCAGATGTTGGAGTCTGTAGCACAGCTGATGCATATAGACCCTTCTCTTGTAACGATGATTACTAAGAAAGAGTATCTGGCAGAGACCAAAAAGCCGACACGGTACACAAGGATTTAGGGGGGGATGAGATGGCACATATAGAAATATGGTATCACTGCCCGTTGTGCAAACGTGCATATGACACGGAGAGGGAAGCTGTCATATGTAAAAATAAACATCCGATTATAACAGAACGCCGTGCGGTTGGTAAAGACGGAAAAGCTGTGAGGATTGACAGACCAGGAGAGGAAGCAAGGGCATTGAGAGAAGCGGATTTAAGCGACTTTATAGAAGAGCGTAAAAGGCAATTAAAAGAAATGCAGAATTGACATCTACCATTTCGGTGATTGTACCGGGATGGCGGATAAAATTAAGGTTTTGGAAAGGCAAACATATGCTAAAGGAATATTTAACCATGGAACTGGAAAGGAGCCAGAGCAGGAAAGCAGGATACCTTCAAGAGTGCAGGAAATTAGAAGCGGTGCTGAAGGAGGCTGATATGCTCCCCATGGCTCAGGAACAAAAATTGGAGCTGGTCCAGAGTCTGAACGGGATATTAGTAGGAAAATAGGGAGCGGCCAGGATTGCAAATGACCGGATCACCCAGCTCACAGGCTTTTTAAACGTTGTGAACAGAGTACAGACAGAAGAGAAAAGCCGACAAATTAGGGATTTGGAGGTGTCAAATGAGAAGATTACGCTTGATTAAGGTAGTTGTGCCGGAGATTGTGGCCTATTTTGGAGCCACTCCGGAAGCCACGAGGCCAGACTACAGATGTACAGGATGTGGTTACGGGGTTGATAAGGCATATGTCTGCTGTCCATATTGCGGCTCAGAACTCGACTGGGACAAAGTAAGGAAGCCTTCTCAGAGATTTTTAAGGGTGTTAAAGAAACTGTAGTAGTTTGGAGGACAAGATGGACAAAGATTTTTCAAGAGAATTTATGCATGACATTGCAGATCTGCTGGAATGCTGCAAAGAAAATCATACCGATAATGTTGATCTGACATTCACGCTTGACGATCTGGAATTAAACGTGAATATCACATTTTCGGTCAAACAGATTGACAATTAAAATGACAAAGGAGAACATGGATATGGCAAGAAAAAGAATCGAGGATCAGCCTACATTAAAGACCTGGGCGGACGTGGACAGGAACCTGATGAAGATTGCGGAGAATGAGATCGCAATCGAGAACATTGTGGGGGAGATGAATAAGCAGATCAATGGGATCAAGATGATCGCCGATCAGGAGGCACAGCCCCACCATGACCAGATCAGCAAGCTGGAGAAGGAGATCAAGGAGTTTGTGGAGGAGCACCGGGAGGATCTGGGAAAGAAAAAGACCAAGGATCTGACCTTTGGCCAGTGCGGTTTCCGTCTTTCTACTTCCGTCGGTCTGCCGAAGGGGGCGGAGAAGCTGGCAGAGATGATCAAAAAGCTCCGCAGCCGTAAAATGACCGAGTGTGTGGTGACCACTGAAAAGGTGGATAAGGAGGCCCTTAAGAAGTATGGGAAGGATATAGTCACAGCGGTGGGAGCTACCTGGAAGCAGAAGGATACCTTCTGGTACGATGTGAACAAGGAAACGCTGGAACGTGCGGAGAAAGGGGCAGTATGAGGAAACAGGGAACCAAGGTGTCGATCCGTACCCTCTGGGGGCTTGCCAAGTCCCCGGAGCTGTCCCTGGATGATGAGGATCTGTACAGCCTGGTGGAGCGTGAGACGGGGAAAGACAGCCTGAGGGCATTGACCCAGGGGGAACTGGACCGGGTGGCGCAGATCCTGGAGATCCAGAAAGACCAGGGAAAAAAGCAGACAGCCGGACAGAGGTCTTACGGACGGGGAAGGCCGGAAACTGCTGCGCAGCGCCGCAAGATCTACTGTCTGACCCAGGAACTGGGATGGGCGGATAACCCAAAGCGGATACAGGGGTTCATCCAGTCGCTGTTCGGCAAAGGGGATACCGTGCGGGTCTACCGGCTGGAATGGCTGACAAGGGAGCAGTGCTCCATTGTGATCGAAGCCTTAAAGAAAATGGCAGAAAGGAAAGGACAGGAAGATGGCGAAAAGGAAGTACCAGCGGATGACGCGGAGGGAGAAGGAGGCACGGGCGCAGGTCAAAAAAGAGCTGCAGGAGAAGGGGATCCTTCCCCCGGATAAGCCAAGGTTAAACCGGAAGAAGTTTGTCCGGGAGGCAATACAGGAATATGACACCCTTCTGCAGGGGTATGATTCCGTATATTACCTGAACCGGGCGATCAGCGTATTTTTGAGTGATGTTAAGTTCACCCCGGAGCATATCGGGGTGGCAAAGGTCCTTAAGATCGCTGTGGGGACCAAGGAATACATGAACGGGCTCAAAGAGCAGGGGAAAACAACATATAATGTAAAGGATTATTATGATACGGTAGTAGATCCGATCCTGCGTCTGTAGGACCGGCGGGACAGAGAGGTGGAGCTGTGGAACGGTTAGAGGATAAGCTGACAATAACAATGATACCCGAAGGGATCTACCGGGAGATCGCGGAGGAGATCGGACTGGATAACTTTGTGCGCCTTACCCGGATCATTGGAGGCTCCACCTGTTACTTCCCCAAGACAGAAAGCCTTTTAAAACCGGTAAGGGATGAGGCAATCCGTGAGGAGTTTAACGGCTATAACCATGCGGAGCTTGCAAACAAATACGGGGTGACGCCGCGGTGGGTTCGTTATATCTGCGGGGACGGGGATGTGCCGGGTCAGATCAGCTTTGAGGATCTGCCCCAGGCCCTGAACCCTTATTATTGTCAAGAGGAAAATGCAAAAAAATAAAAGTTTGTGAAGAAACTCTTAGAAGTGCTTCATATAGATTGTTCCCTACCTGGGAATTACAATGTGGTCATGAGCAGAACGCTCGTGGCCATTTTTTGTTATGCAGAAGGAGGAAGGAAGTATGGAAGCGATCCAGACACAGTTAATGTCTACAGCAGTATCCATCGCCATGGCAGTGATCTCCCTGGGGGGCGCGTATGCGGTCTATTACATCCATGCAGCTGTCCAGAAGGTCAAGGCACAGACGGCGCAGATCAAAGACCAGGCGCTGCGCAAGCAGCTGGAGGATGCGCTGGATGATACGGAGTATCTGGCAGGTGTAACCGTGGGGGCGATCGAGCAGACTACGGCGCATCAGCTGCGGGAGGCAGTCAAAGACGGCAGAGTGGATCGGGAGGAGCTGCAGGCACTGGCAGCACAGGCGTTTGCCGAGATCAAGTCAGGCGTATCACCCACCGCACAGCAGGTGATCACAGACCAGCTGGGGGATTTTGACACATATCTGACCAACCTGATCGAGCGGAAGGTACTGGAGCTGAAAACTGCCAGCGGGAAACAATAAGGGGGGATTTCATGGAACTGGTACAGATCACTGCGGTTATTGGAGCAGCCGCTTCCCTTATCTGTACGCTGGTGGTAGGGGCACTGAGCTTTTTTATCAAACGCACCCTGTCCTCCCTGGAAAGTAATGACCAGAAAAATGCGGAGGAGATCCGGCGTCTGGGAAGGGAACTGAATGACCTGAAAGCAGACCTGCCTTTGATCTATGTCACAAGGGAGGACTTCATCCGGATCATGAACCGGGTGGAAGATAAGCTGGACCTGCTGCTGTACAACAGTCCACAGGAGAAACGAAAGGAGGAGTAAGAATGGCGATCTTAGACGACATGGACGAGCTGGAAGTGGAAAAGAACAAGGCTGTCCGTGGCTATATCATCCGGTCCCTGGCAAAGGGGAACCAGAACGCCATGCTGGTAAGGCAGATCACCAATGCACTGGTATCGGACGGGCTGATCTATTCCCCGGATATTTCCAAACATCTGGAATATCTGGAGGCAGGCGGCTACATTGAGTTTACGGATCGAAGGGCCAATGCCTACAACGTGTACCGTAAGGACGGAGTGGTAAAGCTGACTAAAAAGGGCGTGGATCTGGTAGAGGGTACGATCGAGGAGCCTGGGGTCGATGTCTAAAAAGGAGCGGCGCAGGACCCGCATCAGTGGAAGCGTGGACAAGCTTCCGGAAGGGATCCGGCTCCAGCTGGATGCAAAGCTCATGGACACATCCAACAGCTATACGGACCTTGCCTTATGGCTTAAGGAAGAGGGGTATCCTGTTTCCCGGAGCGCCATCGGGCGGTATGCGATCCGCTCCAACCAGGCAGCACAGAGGGTAGCAGAGACCCTGCAGCGCACCCAGGCGATCGCGGCGGCAGTAGAGGCGCATCCGGATATGGATTATACCAAAGCGGCCAGCATGGTTCTGATGGACGGCCTGATGCAGCGGGTCAGCACTGCGGAGGAGGACTTTGCGGAAATGCCCCTTGACAAGGCAGGACGTCTGATCGCAAGCCTGAACCGGGCAGCGACCTATGAGAAGAAGGTCAGGCAGGATATGAAAAAACGGGCCGAGCTTGCCTTTGAGGAGATGGAAACGGAGCTGATGGCGGCGATCCGCCAGGATCCGGAGCTGAAGGATGAGCTGCATGGCATATTGTTACGGGCAAAGGAGAAGGTACTGAGGGAAGATGGATAAATTAAATGCGTTTATTGAGCACCTGGAAGCAGATGAAGACAGGGAAGCCGCTGCCAACGAAGCGTACCAGCAGGAGCTTTTTAAAAAGTATGTCCTGCGGGGCGGGAACGAACCGGGGGAGCGCAGACGCCTCTGGAAGCTGTACCAGGAAGGGGCAGGGCTGACCGGCCAAAAGGGGCTGCGGAGGCAGCTGGCTGCCTTTGACCTGGAATATTTCGGCAGGGCCTATCTGTCCCATTACTTTGTCAATCCGTCACCGGCTTTCCACAAAGAACTGGATGAGGTGTGGATAAACGGGGTGATGAAAGGGATGAACCCCCTGGAACAGGCAAAGCGCATTTCCCGCATGGAGGGCTGCCGTAAGGCGATACAGGCCCCCCGTGGACATGCAAAGACCACGACCTTTACTTTCAAGGACAGCCTGCATGCATCCCTGTACGGATACAAGCATTATATCATCCTGCTGTCGGACAGCTCCGAGCAGGCGGAAGGATTTTTGGCAGGGATCAAGGACGAGATCGAGGAAAACGGTGCAATCCGGGAAGATTTTGGAAACCAGAAGGGAAAAGTCTGGAAGTCCTCAGTCATTTTATTTGACAACGGGACGAAGATCGAAGCCATTGGATCCGGTAAAAAAGTCCGTGGACGGAAGCATAAACAGTGGAGGCCGGACCTGATGCTGTGTGACGATCTGGAGAATGATGAGAATGTCGCCACACCGGACCAGCGCAGGAAACTGCGGAACTGGTATTACAAAGCGGTCAGCAAGGCAGGCGATACCTATACGGACATTGTGTATATCGGGACCCTGCTGCATTTTGACTCCCTGCTTGCCAACGTATCCAAAAACCCGGAGTACGATACCCGCAAATACCGGGGCGTGATCCAGTTTGCGGAAAATACCCAGCTGTGGGATGCATGGGAAGCCATCTATACCGATCTGGAGAACCCGGACCATAAAGCAGACGCCCTTGCATTTTTTAAGGCAAACGAAGCCGAAATGCTGAAAGGCACGAAAGTGCTGTGGGAGGAAAAGAACAGCTATTACAAGCTGATGGTTGACCGGGTATCTGACGGCGAGGCGGCATTTAATTCCGAGATCCAGAATGACCCCATCGATCCGGAAAGCTGCGCTTTTAACGAGGAGTGGTTTGATTACTATGACGATGAGGGGAAAATCCCGCCCGACTTTTCCGACCCGCGTTTCCTCTTTGTCGGTGGCAATGACCCATCCCTGGGAAAAAACAAGAAGTCGGATACCAGTGCGATCATCACCGTTGCCAAGGATGTACGGTCGGGGTATCTGTATGTTGCGCTGGCGGATATTGAGAAGCGCAAGCCCGACCAGATCATTGACGATGCTCTGGAAACCTCCAGGCGGATGAAACGGGACTATGGACGGGGATACACAAAGTTTGGAGTGGAGACGGTCCAGTTCCAGGCCTATTTTGCCGAGATCATGCGGCAGCGGTCTGCGCAGGCAGGGGAGTACCTGCCGATCGAGGAGATCAACAGCATAAAAAACAAGGATGCCCGGATCCAGTCCCTTCAGCCTTTTGTAAAGAATGGGTATATCAAATTTTCCAGACGACATAAGACGCTGTTAAAGCAGATGTCCGAGTATCCCATGGGGAAAAATGACGACGGGCCGGATGCCCTGGAGATGGTGGTCAAACTGGCGTTAGCCATACAGGGCGGGACAGCAGGTGACTATCAGAGCGTGGAGCACCGCTCCATGCGGTTTGGAACCGGGGCCTATTAAGGAGGTGGAGGCAGATGAGCAGGAAGAAAGAAAAGAACAAAGGGAAAGCCGTGATCCGGCGTCCGGAACTGGTGGAGCTGTCCCCCTCCCAGGTAACAGACAAATATTCCGACTATCCCAGCAACGGCCTGACGCCGGAAAAGCTGGCATCCATCCTGCGGGAAGGGGATGGAGGGGACGTCCTCAGGCAGTCCGAGCTGTTTGAAGAGATGGAAGAGAAGGATCCCCACCTGTTCAGCCAGTTACAGACCCGAAAGCAGGCGGTGGCCGGCCTGGATTATGAGGTGATCCCTTTTGACCCCAATGATGAGCGGGACAAGGAGATCGCAGACTTTGTGGAGCAGGCCTTAAACAGCCTGGAAGGGTTTGAAGAGGATCTGATCGACCTTCTGGATGCGATCGGAAAGGGGTTTGCTGTCAGTGAGATCATGTGGGGCTTCAAGGATGGCAGAACCGTCATAAAAGAGCTGAGGTCACGCCACCAGAAGCGTTTTTTCTGGGACAGCCTGGACGACAGCTTTAAGGTCAGAACGAAGGACAGCCCGGAAGGGATCCTGCTCCCATGCAATAAATTTGTGGTACACCGGTATAAGGCCAAAAGCGGGCATGCATCCAGGGCAGGCGTTTTAAGGATCATATCCTGGATGTATATGTTTAAAAATTACACGGTCAAGGACTGGGTGAGCTTCTGTGAGGTCTACGGGATCCCGCTCCGTCTGGGGAAATATTCCCAGGGAGCCAGCCAGGACGATAAAAAGGCATTGATGCGGGCGCTGCGCCAGATCGGGGCAGATGCATCCGGCATTATCCCGGACGGGACAGAGATCGAGTTCATCACCACAGAAAAGACCGGTTCGGTCGATCTGTTTGAACGCCTGGCACGTTATGCCGATGAGCAGATCAGCAAGGCCATCCTGGGGCAGACGCTCACCAGTGACTCTGGAGGCGGCAGCTACGCGCAGAGCAAGACCCACAATGAGGTACGCCATGACCTGACGGTGGCAGACTGCAAGGCGTTAGCCACCACGCTGAGACGTGACCTGATCCGCCCGCTGGTGTATTACAACTTTGGAGAGAACGACCGGATCCCATACCTGCGTTTTGACTGTGAGGAGAGCGAAAACTTGAAAGACCTGTCGGAAGTGATCTCCACGCTGGTATCACAGGTGGGCCTTCCGGTCCCGACTGCGTACCTGTATAAGAAGTTTGCGATCCCTAAGCCGGAGGACGGGGAGCCGGTAGCAGTCCCGTTCTCCCAGGTGGTGCGAACCGATCCGCAGCCGGCTGCATTTAAGGCATTCAAGGCCAGTCCCAGCGGAGGGAGCCAGGAACGCATTGACCAGATCGCAGACCAGGCGATACGGCAGAACGCCCCGGCGTTTAAGGCCATGTTTGCCCCTGTCTTAAAAATGGTAAAAGATGCGCAGAGCTTGGAAGAACTGAAAGCACAGTGCGAAAACGAGACCATATTGAAAGGCCTGTTAAAGGATATGAGGGCAGGGGACTTTGAGGAGCTGCTTGCTCGTACGATGCTTTTGGCAGACCTGGAAGGCAGGGGGATGGAGCATGAGTGATGAGGAGATCAGCCGGATCGTCCATGGAGGGGAGTTCCGTTTTGAGGAAGCGGTCAGCTACTTTGACAAAAAAGTCCCGGTGACTGCCGGTGTCTTTTATGATCTGGCAGACCACTACAGGGCCCTGGCATTTACCGTATCCGGCTACACGGAAGCCCAGATCATCAAAAAATTTTATGACGAGCTGCTGGACGCCCTGGAAAACGGGACCACCATGGAGCAGTTCAGGCAGTCCATGAGTGGGTTCCTGGAGCGGCAGGGATATGAAGGGCTTACCCCCTTCCAGGCAGACAACATTTTCCGGACCAATATCCAGACCGCCTACCAGGCAGGCCATTATGAGCAGATGACAGATCCGGATGTGATGCGCCTGCGCCCGTACTGGCAGTATGACGCGGTCAATGACAGCCATACCCGCCCGTCGCACCTGGCAATGGACGGCAGGGTTTTCCCGGCGGATTCCCCGGTCTGGGATACATGGTATCCCCCCAATGGGTTCCGGTGCCGCTGTACCGTCACCACGCTGTCAGCCAGGCAGGTCAAAGAGCGGGGGCTGAAGGTCGAAACGGAAGCGCCCCAGGCTGCGGACATCGGGGACGGCAGAATCGTGCAGGTCCTTCCGGATCCGAGCTTCCGGCATAACCCGGCCAAACGTCCGTTTAAGCCGGATCTGGAAGGATACCCGGAGGCCCTGAAACGGGCTTACAGATCCCAGGCCGCTAAACGGCAAAATAAGGCAACTTAGGGCATCAGGTGGTAAATTGCCCGTCCGAGATGGAACAGGGGCGTTAATAACAGCATTGACGGCGTTAATCGCCGTCCTGCGAAGGGAAACAAGACAAGGAGGACTGGAACATGGAGTATTACCAGTTAAAAGGCGAAAGCGTGGAGCTGAAAGACGCACCGGAAGTGATCAAATTACTGCCGCTGGGACACGTCCGTAGCGAAAAGGGTGACTTTGAGGTAGACCAGGAGAGCTTTGACCTGATGCGCCGCCGGTTTCTGGAACGGGGACTGGATCTTGTGATCGATTATGAGCACCAGACGTTAAAGGATGTACAGGCACCGGCTGCAGGATGGGTGAAGGATCTGATCCTCCAGGAGGATGCCATTGCCGCAAAGGTAGAATGGACTCCCAGGGCAAAGGAATATTTAAAGAACCGGGAATACCGCTATCTGTCCCCGGTCGTCCTGGTAAGGCGCAGCGACAATAAGGCGGTTGTGATGCACTCCGGTGCATTGACCAATACACCGGCGATCGACCATATGTTTGCAGTAGTAAATAAAGGATCAGACGGCGAAAAAGAAGGAGGAACCGGCATGGAAACATTATTAAAAAAGCTGGCAGCATTGTTAGGGCTGCCCGAAGAGGCATCCGAGGAAGATGTTTTAAAGGCATTTGAGGACAGGATCGGCGGGGGAAACGGGGAAGGAAACACGCCTGACCAGAAAAAGAAGGAGGGCTCCGGCGTTGAAACAGAGGACGGGGCAGCAGGGACTAACCTGGAGGAGGAAAAGGTAGTCGCTAATAAGATCATCTGCTCCCTTCTTGGATTAAAAGCAGGCGCCCCGACGTCGGAAGCCGCCGCAGCGATCATGGCATTAAAATCAGGGATCGACAGCACAGCCGCAGGAAGGCTCCGGGAGCTGGAGGAGAAACTGGCGAAACGGGATGCAGATGATGCAGTGGAAATGGCCCTTAAATCCGGAAAGATCGCACCGGCACAGAAGGAATGGGCCTCAGCCTATGCGTTAAAGGATCCGTCCGGCTTTAAGGATTTTGTTGAAAAAGCCCCGCAGGTGGTGCCAATGGAGGAGATCCAGTTTGCGACAGACGCAGCCGTCTTAAAGGGCGCACACCCGGAGGGATTAGACCGGGCGGCAAAGGCTGTATTTGCGCAGCTGGGAATCAGTGATGATGATTATAAAACATACGGGAGGTAGGACATGGCAGCATTGACAAGTGAAAGGGATACGGTCCAGGTGGCAAGAGGGGCCAGAACATTGGGACTGCCTGTTAAGGCAGGAGTTACGATCTATCAGGGGGCGCTGGTAGCAGTAGGAGCAGACGGATATGCTGTCCCGGCTAAAAAGGCAGAGAATTTAAAGGCAGCAGGACGCGCGGAAGAAACCGTTGACAACCGGGACGGAACGGACGGGGGCGCTGTAGTATGCGTATCCAGGGGGACATTTATCTGGGAAAACAGCACAGAGAACCCGGTGGCAGTCAAAGACCTGATGGGCCCCTGCTATATGGAGGATGACCAGACTGTGGGGAATGCCGGGGCAGGCGCAAGCCTGGCAGGCATTGTCCTTGCCGTGGATGAGGAAGGGATCACCGTGGAAACAGGGCTTGCCGTTACAGTGACAGCCGGAGCATAAAAGGAGGATTACATACATGGTTATCAATGGCGCAAATTTGAGGGCGATTTACCAGGGCTTCAATACAATCTACAATAAAGCGTTTGCGGAGGCAGAGCCGCAGTACCAGAAGGTTGCAACCGTTGTTCCGTCCACAACAGGGGAAGAAACCTATGCATGGCTGGGGGATATCCCCGGAATGAGGGAATGGATCGGGGATCGTGAGATCCAGAACCTGACGGCCAGCGATTACACGGTTAAAAATAAAAGCTTTGAGCTGACGGTAGGGCTGCCAAAAGAGGCGGTTGAGGATGACAAGATCGGCCTGTATAACCCATCCGTGCAGATGCTGGGACAGAGTGCTGCCCTGCACCCGGATGAGCTGGTCTTTGGCCTTCTCAAAAAGGGAACCACGGAAAAATGCTATGACGGGCAGGCCTTTTTCTCAGACAGCCATAAGATCGGCAAAAAAACGGTGAGCAACAAAGGAAAGAAGAAGCTGGGGGCGGAAAGCTATGCAGCCGCACGGTCGTCCATGATGTCCATCACCAACAGCAAAGGCCGTCCCCTGCGCCTGATCCCGGATCTTCTGGTGGTGCCGCCGTCTCTGGAAAGCACGGCGCGCAAGATCATCAAGGCGGATGAGATCGAGGGAACGACCAATACAATGAAAGATACAGCAGAGATCCTGGTGCTGCCGGATCTGGCCGATCAGGAAACTCAGTGGTATCTCTTATGTACCAGACGCCCGGTAAAGCCGCTCATCTACCAGCAGAGAAAGCCTGCAAAGTTCGTGGCAAAGACCAATGAAACGGATGACAACGTCTTTTTCTCCAAGCAGTTTTTGTATGGCGTGGACAGCCGGGGAAATGCAGGGTTCGGCTTCTGGCAGATGGCATATTTCAGTGATGGAACCGAGGCGTAAGGGGGAACAGCCATGTACAGCACCGCAGAAGAAGTAAGGGAAATGCTGAAAACAGACACGCTGGATGCCCTGATCGGCGACGCCTATATTGAGGATGAGAGGGAGCGGGAGGCAAAGATCCGTCCCCTGATCCTCCAGGCGATCCAGGACGCAGATGGGGAGATCGACGGGTATCTCGCAAAGAGATATACGGTTCCGCTTCCCAAGCCTCCCGGAAATATTGTCAAATTCAGTAAGGACATTGCAGTCTATAACCTGTTTTCCCGTATCGGCATTGATGAGGGGACCGAACAGAAGAACTTTTTAAACCGGTACAATGCGGCGATCAAATTCCTGACGCTTCTGGCGGAGGGAAAAGTATCACTTGGAATCGAAGGCGAGGGCGGGACCCAGGCAGCGGCACAGACCGGTTTTGCAGTGGACTCCAGCCCCAGGCTGTTTTCGCGGTCAAGCATGAAAGGATGGTAAACAGTGGCAAGCTGCAGTATTCGATTGGAAGGGGATATCCGGCGTCTCAGGAAACGGATGAGCCAATTTTCAGATCTGGATAAGAAACGGCTTAATAACGTGCTTTCCTCCGTGATCCGCGCCTCTACGATGGAACGGTTTAAGACCTCCAGGACACCGGAGGGAAAACGCTGGGAGCCGTCTAAAAGGGCGGAGCAGGAGGCAGGAAAAACACTGGTAAAGACCGGGACCATGAAAAATTCCATCCGCAGGTCTGCCAATGATTCCGGCTTTGCTGTCGGGACCAACAATATTTACGCGGCAACGCACCAGTTTGGAACCCCAGGGCGGCGTATCACGATCCGGGCAAAGACAAGCCGGGGGCTGATCTTTAAGATCGGCGGCCAGTGGATCCGGAAAAAACAGGTCACGATCCGGGTGCATATCCCGGCAAGGCCGTTCCTGGGGCTGTCAGAAGACGATATGGCAGAGATCAAGGGAACAGTGGAGGACTTTCTGGAAGAGACATAAAGAGACCAGAGGAGGAGCGGACGCATGTATGCGAAGTGCAGGGAATACCTGATCGACAGATTAAGGGCCAGTGGGATACAGATGGAACCCATCACATCCCTTAAGAAGCTGCAGCTATACCGGAACAGCCATGTAGGGGCCGTCCTGTTTGATGAGGAGACCCTGGAGCGGGATGGGAGCAGGCGTGTTTTTAAAGACACGGACGGGAACCCGAAGACCCGTACCTGCTTATTTAAGCGGAACGTGGTCTTTGATGTGGTGATCGGGGAATTTAATGCGGAGAAGCTGGATGCGATCTACCAGAGGTTTCTGGAGATACTGGGAAAGGGACTGTATATCAACGGCGATTTTGTTTACGTTGAACCATCTGAAGCAGAATGGGCGGAGGATGAGGACAGCATCCTGGCAGCTAAGATCGCCGTGAAGATAAGGGTCACATTTTCGGGCGGCGTATATGCAGACACACCAAGACAGAGCTTAAAAGACAAGGAGCTGGATATAGATCATGGACAAAAGTAAGGAAAGGGCAAGTGCCTCATTGCAGGAGATCGGTGGCTGGAAGCGGATGAAAGGGACCAGCGCCGCCCTGTATGCGGGTGCCTGTACCGCACAGGGATGGAAGCCGGGCCGTAGGGTGACAGAGCAGGAATATGATTCTGCCATTGCTGCCTTTGGCGGCACGGCAATGGACGGAAGGGAAAGAAAGGTTAAGAAGGAGGGCACGGGATGCTAGGAGATGTGTTTACAACGGTAAGTGACGGGCTTTTAGGGTTCTCCACGAATAAGGGGACCGGCATTTTTACTGCCATCGGTGCCTCACCGGTGAAGGCAGACCGGCCGGTGACGATCACCGGCAATATGGGGGTCCTTAAGATCCGGGAGCTTTTGGGACGTTCCCCTCTGGCTGATTCCGTCATGGACAGCGTGGAAAACGGGGCAGACCGGATCTATTGTATCCCGGTGGCTGCATCCACAGCCGGAACGATCGGACAGGTCACGGATTCCAAAAAGGGCAAGGGCAGCATGAAAGCCAGCGGAACCCCCTGCAATGCCTTTGAGGTAGTGGTTACGATCACAGGGAAAGGCGGCTTTAATAGTGCGCTGTTTATGTATTCCACGGACGGAGGCGCGACAAATTCAGATGACCTGACAGTTCCGGAGAACGGCAGCTATGAGATACCGGAAACGGGCATCACGCTGGCCTTTACGGAAGATGTGGAAAAAGAGGGATCCTTTGAGATCGGGGATGTGTACCGTTTTTCCACGACGGCCCCCAGGATGACCAGCCAGGACGTCCTTACGGCTGTGAGCCGGCTGCGCAGTTATAACGAGCTGTATGAGATGGTACATATCGTAGGCGAGAGCGATGCAGCCATGTGGGCGTCCATATCCACAGCCCAGCAGGAACTGGAGCAGGATCACCATAAGCCCCTTCTCTTTGTGATGGAGGCCTATGCCCCGGATGATGAGGAGGAGGTTTCGGACTATGTGGAGCGCCTGGAGCAGGATCGGAAAAAGGTCAGGAATTATGAGATCCAGGTCGTAGCTGCCAGAAGCCGCTACATCAAAATGGACGGACGGACCGCAGAACAGAACAGCGCCGGGATCGTGTGCGGCCTGTATGCGCGCACAAAGGTCCATCAGTCCATTGGCCGTACCGGGGATTCCTACCAGATGGGGATCAGCAGGGACAAGATGCTGGAACTGACCCCGGCCGGTATCGAGGATTCCACCGCCCTTTTGGATGCGGCGGGGTATGTAACCTTCAGGGAATATGACGGGCTGGAAAAATACTATGTATCCAATGCCAACGTCATGGGGCCGGAAGGCAGCGACTACCAGTATGCGGAGGATGTGAGGGTCCTTAATAAGATCATCCGGGAGGTGCGCAAGGAGGCACTCCAGCACCTGCAGGAGGATATCGACCTGACCGATACACAGAAGGAACTGGGGAAGATTGCGGAGTATGTGAAAGCCCCTCTGGACAGGATGGTCGAGGCAGGGGAGATATCGGATGCGGAGATTACAGTGCCGAACGGGCAGGACATACAGACAAGCAAGTCCCTGTCAATGGTGGTGCGGTATGCATCCCGCGGTTACATCCGCAGCATCCTGGTGGATCTGGGGCGTACCGGCGTGGTCATAAGCAGTTAGGAGGCAGCAGATAAATGTTAGAAGTAAATGGGCGCTCTTACTCATGGGGGGATGTGGATCTGGGGATCCCGGGCTTAAACCTGCAGATCCAGTCCATCGACTATGAGGATGAGCTGGAAAAAGAAGAGGTCTATGGAAAGGGGCAGAAGCCCCGCGGGTATGGAGAGGGCAACTATAAGGCGTCGGGCAAGGTTACACTCCTGCGAGATGACTATGACGGGCTGCTGGATTACTGCAAACGGACAGGCACACCATTGTACCGCCTGCTGTTTGGAAAAGTTACAGTCAGCTATGCCAATGACGGGGACCGGACCCGGACGGATGTCTTAAACAAGGTCACGATCACCAAAAACAGCCATAAAGCAGCACAGGGAGACAAATCCTTAAGCGTGGATCTGGATCTGCTGATCGTGGGCGGGATCGTCCGTGACGGCGTCAAACCGATGTAAATTGACAAGATAAATGGCAAAAAGGAGCAGAAAAATGGCAGAAGAAATGAAAAAAGAACAGGAAACAGCAGCGGAAACCCAGCAGAAGGAAGACGCATTGAAGGCAAAGTATGGAAAAATTTACCGGGTAGGGGTGATACTGACGCCGGATGATGATACAGAGATCGCAAAGTGTTATTACTTCCGTGCTCCAAGCGTGGCCAGCTATGACCGTTATGTCAAGACGGCATCCAACAATGCCACCCGTTCCCTTAAAACGTTCCTGATGGATGCAGTCCTCCCGGAGAGCGCCGGGGCCTTAACGGCTGACCTGGAGGAGTATCCGGCCCTGTCCATTTCCGTGGGAGAAAAGCTGCTGGCAATGATGGGACTGTCGAAAGAGACAAATTTAAAAAAGCTCTAAACAGCCACCTGGAGGCGGTCAAAGGAAGCATCTACGAGGCAGGCCGCCTGGAGATCCTTCATTTTGTGCCTCCGGACTGTTTAGGGCAGGCAGATCTTGAACACATGGAACTGGATGAATTTTTGCACTATCTGGCAATGGCGCGGTATATCCAGGAGCTGGAAAGCGCCATTATACAGCGGGGAGTAGTAAGTGCTTTCCCGGAAGAATAACAGAGGAGGGGAAGGATGGGGTTAGAAAGTGTATTTAAACTGTCCTTAATCATGTCCATGGTGGACAATCTGACCTCCCCGTTGTCCAAGGTGCAGGCAGGAGTCGGCGGCTCGGTTTCCAAGCTCCAGAAAATGGAGCAGGGGCTGGGAAGCATGACAAAGACCGGGATCGGTGTGGCAGTGGTCGGTGACCAGATCACGAAGGCTGCGCTTGCACCGGTCCAGGCAACGTTTGATACACGGAGGGCGCTGGGAGAGCTGTCCTCATTAGGTGTTAAGGATTTAAAGACCCTTGAACATGCAGCCACAGACTTCAGCAACACCTGGGCAGGTACGACAAAGGCAGAGTTCATCAGTGCTGCTTATGACATTAAGAGCGGTATTGCCTCGCTGAGTGATGAGGGCGTAGCACAGTTTACAGAACTGTCCGGCCTGACAGCCAAGGCCACCAAGTCTACCGTCGGGGAAATGACTTCCCTGTTTGCTACGGGTTACGGTATTTACAAGGACTATTACAGCGGCATGACGGATATGGAGTTTGGTGAGATGTTTTCCGCCGGGATTGCCAAGTCCGTCCAGCAGTTTAAGACCACCGGATCCGGGATGTCCCAAGCAATCGAATCATTGGGAGCGTCGGCTACCAATGCCAAAGTGCCTTTAGAGGAGCAGCTGAGTATCCTGGGTATGCTCCAGGCGACCATGGGAGGCAGTGAGGCAGGCACAAAATACAATGCGTTCCTAAAGAGTGCTGCCAAGGGAGGCAAGGAGCTGGGGCTTAACTTCCTGGATGCCAATAACCAGCTTCTGTCCATGCCGGAGATCCTGGACAAGCTGCGCGGCAAATTTGGCGAGACCATGGATGCAGCGGAAAAGATCAAGATCCAGGAGGCATTTGGCGACCAGGAGGCTGTGGCACTCATCGACCTTTTGTACAATAAGACAGGAGACCTGCAGAACAATATCCTGTCCCTGTATGACAGCATGGGACAGGGCAGGGGAGTCGCGGAAGGAATGGCAGATGCCATGAACCAGATGGAGCCGGATCAGTTTACGGTCCTGCAGCAAAAGATCCAGAACGTCAAGGAAACACTGGGAAACAGCCTTATGCCGACGGTAAATGTGATGATCGACAAGGGAAGCCAGGCGGTGGATACCGTAGGAAGATGGGCGCAGGAGCATCAGGATCTGGTACAGGTGCTGATGCTGGTGGTCCTGGCGCTTGGCGGATTTTTAACTGTGGCAGGCTCCACGATTGCAGTTGTAGGTGCAGCAGGGCTGGTCTTTACCAAAACAGGAGGTATGGTTGTCGGGTTTATCGGACAGATCAAAAAGCTGCCGGATCTTTTGACAACGATACGGATATACGGTATGTATGCCGGGGATGGGGTAAAAAAAGGCTTCATGCTCATAAAGTCTGCCGGAGGTATTGCACTGGGCGGTGTCAAGCGGCTGGGGACCGGGATCTTTAACATGGGGCGTCAGGCGGTGACTGCGGCAACGACCGCAATGGCCCCTCTGATCACATCGGTCTGGGGGTTTACGGCAGCCCTCCTGGCCAATCCGGTTACATGGGTTGTTATAGCCATGATCGCCCTGATCGCAGTTCTGGTACTGCTGTATAACAAATGTGAATGGTTCCGGGATGGAGTCAATGCTGTGTGGGATTCGATCCTCTCCGGCGGCAGAGCGGTGGTGGATTTTTTTGGCGGGCTCTTTGGCGCTATTGGTTCCGGGATCAGCGCTGTTTTGGGAGCAGCAGAAGCTACCGTAAACGAAAAGCTTGGAAATATGCGGGCCGCATATGAAGCGCACGGAGGCGGCATCACCGGCATAGCAGCGGCTGCGATGGAGGGAATCAAAGGCTTTTATACGGCCGGTTTTACGTTCGTTGATAATCTCACTGGAGGAAAGCTTTCCGCGATCGCGGGTAAATTTACCGGCGGGATCAATAACATTAAGAATACAGTGACCGGTGCAGTGTCCTGGTTTAAGCAGTCAGGTGCAAAGATCATGGATACCTTCACGGAAGGGATCCGGTCTGCGATCAACAAACCGGTGGAGGCAGTGAAAGGCGGGCTGCAGAAGATCCGCAATATGCTTCCCTTCAGTGATGCGAAGACGGGCCCGCTGTCCACACTTACCCTGTCAGGCAGGAGGACCATGAGTACCTATGCCGAGGGGATCAAGCTGGCACAGGATCTGCCGGGACAGGCAGCAGATGCAGCGCTTTCCAATGTCCGCAGCCAGATGTCCAGTGAGGGGATTGAGACAACCAGGGAACCGGTACGGACGCTTCCAAGGGATACTGCCCGTACAGAGAAGGAAAACGTAGTAGAAGAAAAGACCGAAGACAGGGGCCTGACCATCAAAGAACTCCACCTGAAAGTAGATTTTAAGACGATCAAGGAGCTTCCCGCACTGCTGAAACTGCTCAAGGAGATCGAGGAATTTGCCAATGGCAGCGGATCCCTTCCGGGTGATGTTGTGATCGAGGAGGGATAGGCATGGTATATCAGGATGACCAGACGGTCAAGATCGACGATGTGATCCTGCCGGGGCTGGTCAAAAGCATGGAGATTAAAAATGATGCACAGGTGGATGAGCAGGAGGTTGAAGGGCAGAGCAAAAAGCCCAAGCAGGCGACCGGCTATGAGGATGCCAAGATAAACATAGAACTGATCCTTGAGGATACACAGGATGATGCCGGGACAGTCACTATGACCAGGATGCAGAAGCTCCAGCAGATACAGGCGCTGTTCCGGCAGCCGGGCCAGGCCCTGCCCGCAGTCCACCAGATTGTATGCGAAGATACCGCAGTCCGGGGGATTTCCCAGGTCATACTTAAAAATATGACCCATAAGGCGGAAAACAAAAAGCAGCAGATCACAGCCTCCTTAGAACTGTGGGAATATAACACGCTTATAATCTCCGCGGGCAGATCGGCAAGCAACAGCGGTGCCAAAAAAGACGCATCTGTGTCCACAGGGTCTATGCTGAATGAAGACTATAAAAGCTATCTTAAGGATGACAGGGGGACAGCCCCTGCCAGAAAAGAAACAGAACGTGCAGCCGGTAAGCTGTCACAAAGCCCGCAGAAAAAGGCGGCAGCCCAGGTAACCCCATCGGCATCAGCAGGGCTTGGCCGGATCGAAAAAATGCCATTTTAGGAGGCGGATATGGAGTTGTTTTATCCAGGGATAGGGGTCCAGATCGGCGCCTACTCTATCAAAAAAGGGATCGAGATCGAGACCTGTTCGGACGCAGAGTCGTACTTTGACTGGGCCAAGATCCGATTTACCGACCCTTACCAGACCCAGATTGGGATAGCAAAAGGGGATGAAATGAGCATCTATCTGGGCTACAGCGGGATCATGGAGGAAGTTTTTACCGGATATGTAAGCAGCCCCTACAACCGGGCACAGGGGAAAAATGAGATCCTGGCAAAAGATGAGATGCAGCGTCTGGAGGGAGTCACTATATCAGAGACATTTCTGGATGTGACCCCTCAGGAGATTGTCCGGTATCTTCTGGAGGTGGCAGGGATAAGCAACTTCCAGATCTCACAGGAGGTCTACCAGCCGAAAAAGGTCGTGCCGGTTGCACAGAAAAACGGGATACAGGTTTTGGAAGAGATCCGTAGGCTGTGGCAGATCCAGAAGCGGTTTTATTTCTCAGGCGGGGTATTTTACTGGTGTACGAACCCGGAGCAGAAGCAGACCTATCTGTTTGAGTACGGATCCAATATTATCCGCCTGGAGCGGAGCATGGGATCATGGGAACTGGAAACGGTATCCATGCCGTTTATCCATCATTCCCAGACGATCAAGGTCATACATCCCGCGTATACAGGCAGTGCCCTGGTAAAAAAGGTTTTATTTAAGACAAATGATGCCGGTTTTATCCGGACATATATCACGTTTGATTGAACAGTAAGGAGGCAGCCGGATGGGAGGAATGCTGGAGAACATGATCCGCGGGGTCATGGAGAGGAAGATCGGCGAGGAATACCCGCAGGCACAGCTCCCGCCCGTCATGCTGGCACAGGTCAGTGCCGTTTCTGAGTCAGGAAACATAAAAGAGGAGCACAGGCAGGTGCAGGTGGAGCTGGAGGACGGGCCGAGGACTGTAGAGACAGTGATACGGAAAAAAGGTTATGTGTATTCCCTCCGCATCATCGGCAGGGACGGGGAGCCGGACAGCCGGTATCCCGTGATCCCAGGAGTACGGTCACTGATACAGGCGGATCCGGGCGATACAGTGGCGGTTGCTATGCTTTACGGGGCATTGGACCCTTACATCATAGGAGAGGTGATTTGATGGCAGGACTGCATGATACAGACATCCGCCTGTCAGAGGACTGGCAGCTCACTGCATCCAGTACAGGGGATGTCCCCCTGTGCAGTGCCAGGGACTGTTTCTTGCAGGATATCCGGCTGGAGGCAGTCACGACACCGGGAGAGGTATTCTATAATCCGTCCTGGGGCTGGGGATTACAGGAGTACCTGCATAGGGAATATGACAGCATGGCCCAGCTGGAGATCAGCCAGAGGATCCGGAGCAAACTGTCAGAACGTCCGGAAGTGGACAGCCCTACAATCGAGGTACAGATGGAGTTTACAGGGGACCGGATAAGGATCGATATTTATTTCCGGTTTGTGGAGGAGAGCGGGCAGGAGCACCTGCAGGTATCCATTGACCGGGTGCGCGTGGAGGTGGTTGACATTGCTGAATGAAAAAATTTTGGACGAAGTGCTTCCCGTGCCGGAGCTGGCTGAACTGAAGGATCAGACCGTGGAGCAGTTAAAAGAGGAGGGCTTTGCAGTCACCAACTTTTCTGCCGGAGGAGTCTTTTACCACCTTATGCTGATCGCCCTGCAGGTACGCATTGAGCTGGTCCAGCTTCTGCGCATGGTCCTTGGAAATATGTTTGTGTACTCTGCGTCTGATGTGTGGCTGGAGCTTAAGGCAGCAGATTTTTCCAAGCGGCGCAAAGCCGCAGTTAAGACTCAGGGCAAGGTGACCGTCAGCCGGACAAGCCCGGATAAACAGGGCAGTGCTGCCATCGGTGAGGCAGTCAAGATCGCAAAAGGGTATATCTTTAAGACAGCCAAGGATCTTAATGGTGAGGAACTGCGTTTTTTCGTAACAGAAACGACCATCCTGCAAAAAGATACGGACAGCGTGGAGGTGCCGGTTGAGGCAGAGCAGCCGGGGGCAAAGTACAATGTGGGTCCGGGGCAGATCAACAAGTGCCTGATCTATTTAGACGGAGTACAGGGGATCACAAACAGATCCGGCTGGATCACAAAAGAAGGGGCGGATAAAGAGGACCTTGAGAGCCTGCGGTCCAGGGTACTGGGAGCATGGTCCGAACTGTCTACCCTTCCGACCCGTGATAAGTACAAAAATGTCTGTGAGGCGGTGCCGGGTGTCCTGGCAGTAACGGTACATGACCAGCATCCCAGAGGACAGGGAACCGTGGACATCGTGGTTACCAGTACAGCGGGACAGGCTACGGAGGGGCTTCTGGATGCTGTACGCAAGGCAGTGGATACCATAAAAGGGCCCTATGATAATGTACTTGTCAAAAGCTCAGAAACCGTGGAGCAGGATATCTCTGTTACCGTTACGGTTCCTTCCGGGCTGGATACCACAGGATTAAAAGAAATCGCGGAGGCAGGGATCATGCAATATATGCAGATCGGAAAGCAGCGGGTACTGTATGAACTGTATACATTCGACCTTGCCTGTGCAGTCAGGGATGCGATCAAGGGGACGTACCAATACAAAAATATCCGGGTGACGGTTCCTGATAAGGATGTGATCCTGGACAATGACAAGGTGATCACACTGGGAACCTGTACAGTGATGATCGAACAGGGGTAAGGAGGCAGAATGTTTGACAACTATGCGGATTATATGTACAGCCTGCTGACAGCCCCTTTGAAGCAGGTAAAAAAGGCATCGAACCAGTTTTATCTTTTCTTTAAAGTGGTTGGTGCCCTGTATGACCAGACAGTCCAGGATATCCAGAGAGTCCGGGAAGAGAGCATGGTGGCAACGGCCAGCGAGATCATGCTTACAGAGCACGGGCGGGATCGGAATATGCCCCGTCTGGAGAATGAGTCTGTGGAAGATTACAGGATCCGTCTGGCGATGAAAGGGATCCTGGCAGAACAGGCAGGAACCAAGGCAAGCATCGAATTATGCCTGAAAGCGTTCAGCGCTGCGGGAGAAGTGATCCCATATCATACCATCGATCCTGAAAGATGGGCTGAGTTCCTGGTCCGGATCCGGCTGGATATGGACCACAGCTACATCCCTGTGGAGCGTATGAGGGAACAGGTCCGGGAGGTCAAGCCTGCCAGTGCCAGGGACAACTATCAATTTATCATGCAGGCAACAGGCGGAGGCCATGTGGATTACCGTGTCCTGATCCATATGGCGATCAAGGGATATTCCTGGAAAAACCAGAACCCCCTACTTTTAAACGGCCTCTGGCTGCTGGATGGAAGCATGGAATTAAACGGATACAATGACCAGAAAGAAATGCAGGATTACGGTATCCGGATCCGCATGGGGATCACCGGCAGGGTACGGCTGGCCGGAGCTGGCACGATGGACTGCCAAAATACACTGGATGGAGAATGGCTCTTAGATGGCAGCCGGAACTTAGACGGCGGTATTTACTATAAGGAGGCAACGGATCATGTCAAAGCTGATCACAACTAAGATCGGGCTTAAGAAGCTGTGCAAGGCACACGCCGGGGCGATCACCCTCCCGCCTATCACAAAGATGGTATGGGGGTCTGGCGGGCTGGATGAGGGAGGAGATCCCAAGAATGTAACGGGCGATGAGACAGGGCTGTCGGCCCTGCTCCTGGAAAAAGAAATAGATGGATATGATTTTGTCAATGAGTCAGAAACCTCCTGCTGTTACCATGCAACGATACAGGAGGAGGAACTGGTAGGAGAGGCGATCTCGGAGGTGGGGCTTGTGGATTCTGAGGGCGATCTGGTGCGTTACAAGACCATGCCCGCTTTTATCAAGCCGGATGATGTGGCATTACAGTATGATCTGACGGAAGTTTTTGAGGAGGAATAAAAAGTGGCAAATTGCGAGATCAATGGCAAGTTTACCGACCAGATCCCCAAATGGGACCGTAAGACAAGAGCAGACGGCAATGAGATGGGTGGAGTAATTGAGCTGCTTGTCAACAATGATGTCAACTTAAAGAAACGGGCGGAGCTGATGGCAGGGGAGCGGCAGGCAGCCTTCAGCGCAGCAGGCTGGGGAGACGGCCCGCCATATACCCAGACTGTACAGGTGGAAGGGATGAAGGATACAGATAAGCCCATTCCGATGTTTGTGGATGACGGTACAGATGAAAAGGACAGCAAGGGACGGAAAAAGGCTTATGGCTGTATCTCCCATTTTGACAGTGCGGAAGGATCTGTAACAGCAACGTGCCGGTTTAAAAAGCCGACAGCCGATTGTACGGTTAATTTTAAGGGGGTATAGGGATGGCAAGATTTTATCCAGTAGGAGGCTCTGGTGGGGTTTCAGGGAGTGATGACTGTACCGGAACAGCCGCAGAACTGCTGAAAGGCTACACGGGAATACTGAAAGGATCAGATGATGAACCGGTTCAAGGCAGCCTGGAACTGACAGGGAACGCCCAGGCAGCCCATGTGCTGAATGGAGAGACGTTTTATACGAACAATGCCAAAAGCAAACAGACTGGCACCATGCCCAACCGTGGCGATTACAACGGCTGGGGCAACAGCAAGGGCAATGATGCAGGCAATCAGCGGATGTGGGTCAAGGTTCCTAGCGGATATTACAACGAGAACGCCAATGTGTTCCTGTCATGGGAGGATATCCGCAACATGGCGGGGATTACGCCGGAGAAGATCAAAAAAAACGAGCCGATAATGGGTATTATCGGAAGTTTCCAAGGTTGGGTTGGCGACGCAGGTGATCTATATATTAATGGTGCGAATAACGCAGGTTTTACATCTATAAGTGGGGCAGGCTTCCTCCAAGACCGAATTTCTGTTGGTGGAACCAGCATTAATATAAAGGCTTCAAAAAGTTATACTATAACAACTTCTCAAAGGTTATACATACAAGGAGATGTATATGGGAGTTTTGGTGCTGGACAATCGGGTTATCACTACCTTGAATTGAAAGATGCCATCAGTGGTAGCACTGTAACTTCGATAAAAACAAGTGATGCATCTACAGGTAATGGCTTTTCATTCCCTATAAGCAGAAATATTACCTTTACACCATGGATTATTTTTCCATACGCTGCCAATGGTTGGAGAGGTTCTATTACTCGTATTTATATAGCTTGATTCGTTTATTACGCAACGGCTATCTGATAAATCCAACCGTTGAATGCTGAAGTTGACCAAGTTGGATCGGAATCGCTCCCACTAGCATCGTTATAAAATTCTGTTTCTAAAATAACTTGTAATATGCTAGTTGCCGCGTAAGATGAGATATTTAATTCCATCATATACATAGTATTGAGATTTCCACCGAATGAGGCCTCAGCAATTTTTGTTGATTCGTTGTAAATATGGAATTTAAAAATATAGTTAGAATCGCTGTAATGTTTAATCTGATCCACCAAGAACCATATCCGAAGTTTTGAATACGGGACAAAGTTGAAAGCCCCTGACGATATAATTTTGAAATCCGAGTCTCCATAAGGACTTTTTACGCCAACAAATCTCAGCCCACCCGATTCGTTTGTAACATTAGTTCCTGTGAAATTATAAGGATTTTGACCACGATTATACAAATCGGTGGGACCAGCTACATACCCCTCAAAACTTCCGATAATACCCATTATCGCAAATAAGGAAAGGAGATGATTCAAATGATTACATAATCAATTAACAAAACCAGAGCAACTACTATTATATCTAAATTATGGAGGACAAAATTATGGCAAACGCAACAAACAAACATCAGGACAAAAGAACAGCAGAGCAGAGACACAACGATACAGCCCAGAAGGCAAGACCCAAGGGCGCGCAGGATAATGCTTATGTTACCACTGGCCCAGCGACCGGTAAGGAAGACGAGAGAGCGGTAGGCACGGAAGATAAGTAATCTGTGCGATAGCGCAACACAGACAGGCTCTGGGACAATCCTAGAGCCCTTTTTGTTGGAGGTAAGAGGTAATATGATTACAGCAGTATTTACAGATGGTGATGATTGCGTCTGGGCTTACGGCCTATGGCAATGGGACTATGGCCAGCAGCTCCGGATTGAGGGACTACACCTTCCGACGGTGGTGGAGATTCATTTTTCGTTACAGGAAGCAGGCGGAGAGGCCGTCCCCCGCGTGGGAGTGACCAAAGACGGCGTAACAACCGTCACGATTCCAGACAGTATGTTAGAGGGCACGGATGCCGTAAGGGATTATCAAGTCTACGCATGGGTGTACCTGTCAGACCGGACATTCGGCGAGACCACTAAACAGATTATGATGAAAGTCAAGGCAAGATCTAAGCCAAAAGCCTTTGATGCACCCGGAGATGGTGAGATATTCCATGAAGCCATTGAGGCCGTCAATGACGCTGCCAAACGGGCAGAAGAGGCCGGTGACAAGGCTGTATCCGCTGCGGATGAGGCCAAGGCAGCAGCCACCCAGACAGCGGAGCATCTGCAAGCAGTACAGAAACTTTCGGAACAGGTAGAGATCAATGCCGACACTGTGGCGCAGGATAAGCAGACTGTAGCAGGGATGCTCTCCCAGACCCAGCAGGCGGCCTCAGATGCGGCGTTATCAGCACAGGAGGCTAAGTTATCAGAGACAGCCGCAGTACAGGCACAGGCGGGCGCTGAGGCGGCTGAGGATGGGGCAAGACAGTACGCTGAGGAGACAGGGGCAGACCGTCAGGCAGTTGCCAATGATAGGCAGGCAGTCAGCCAGATGAGGGAAGCAGTGGCGGCAGATCGTCAGGCAGTGGAGCAGACAGCTGCGCAGTTTGGACAGACCGCTCAAGACGCCCTTACAGCCATAGGGCAGGCTCAGAGCACGGCTGTGGGAGCTGTTGAGGTCGAGGGGCAAAAACAGACCACAGCAGTACAGGAGGCAGGCACACAGGCAGTCAATGAGGTTACTGAGGCCAAGACTACAGCAGTGCAGGCAGTCACCACAGAGGGCGATAAGCAGACCAAGAGGGTTGAGGATGCGGCTGCCGGGATTGTGGCGGATAGGGAGCAGATCAACCAGAATAAGGCTGATATAGCCGGCCTGGTGGAAGGGATGACCGATCTGGCACCGGCAATCCTTAATACAGCGTCCGGCTCCGTCATTACCGCCGATGATGCTGCAGAGGGTCGTCCGTTTCGGGGGCTGAGGGTGTTTGGACAGACGGAGCAGCAAAGGACTACAGGAGCACAGCTATTTGATGCTAAGACATTTCTCAAATCGCAAATCGAAAAAGGTGTTGTGTCAATTAATAGTGACGGCAAAATTGTATTAAACGGTGTAATTGATGCCAATAATAGAGCTTTTACCGTTACACTACAACCCGGTACATATACTTTATCGGCAGACAAACCGTCTACTTGGCACATCATAGCACCTACTGATGGGGTATTTAATCAAAAAATAACTGTGGACGTAGAAACAACTTATAATTGCTATATAGCCAACGGAACTTATAACAATATAGAAACCACCCCTATGATTAATGTTGGCTCTTCGGCTTTGCCATACGAACCCTACACCGACGGCAAACCATCCCCCAGTCCAGAGTATCCGCAGGAGATAGTGAGTGTTGGGGAGGACGGGAGTATTACGGTGGAGGTGGGTGGAAAGAACCTGTTTGATGCAGACAGATTAAGTAACGGAAATTTTGTAGAGTTTCGTGGAGTCGAGTGTTACAAGTACGTTGATACAGACAAAGGTTTTGCATTTGATTTTTCCAAGAATAACTCAGCAAATCAATTGACATTTACGATAAAAATGTATCGAGAAACAAATCTAAACAACGCCGCTGGTTTTAGATTTGAATATTCAGATGGAACTAATGAATCGCACAATATCAAGCACGATACACCGAAAACAGTGGTGACGACTAAAGGAAAAATTTTGAAAAAAATTACAAGCATGCACGCTTATAACGAGGTGTGTTACATAGATCTGTCGGTTACGCAACTCGAGTATGGCACTGTCCCAACTCCCTACGAACCACCACGCATTCCCCAGACCCTCACCCTTCAAACCCCTAACGGCCTCCCCGGTGTACCAGTCAGCAAGGATGGCAACTACACAGATTCGGACGGTCAGCAGTGGGTTTGTGACGAGATTGACTTGGGGCGCGGGAAGTATGTGCAGAGGGTGAATAATTTCGTATTTAATGATAAAGCACTTTTTAGTGTTGATATTGAAGCTAAACACGAAAACAGTATTCTCATTAACATTCCTGTTACAGATGCTTCTAACTTTAATACGCTAGGTGCAAATTCGATGCTATGTGACAGGTTGAAAGCATGTGAACATAATATATACAGTATAGATGAAGTTTCGTGCGGATATACTGGCGGAGCAAACTATTTGAGAGTTAGACTTCCAATATCTGCTGGCACAGAGATTGAAGAAATTAAAAATTATCTGGCAGACAAATCTTTTAAAATTTTGTATATCATCGCCACCCCCATCGAGCGTGATCTCACCCCAGAAGAGATTGCCGCCTACAAGGCCCTGCGGACATATGGCCCGACTACGGTTGTGAGCAGTGACGCAGGGGTACATATGGAAGTAACGTATGTAGCAGATACGAAAAACTACATACGCAATCTGGAACAGCGTTTAAGTGCCAAGTTGGTTAATATCCAGTCGGCATTGATTAGTCAAAAAACCAGTGGGGGGGGGGTATTTAACAATAGCCGATAGCTCACCACTGCCAATAGAAGAGTTTTCCATGACTGGCAAAACGGAACAGCGGAAGATGAGTGGAAAGAACCTGTTTGATATTAACAGTTTAAAAAAATATGAGGTAGACAATAACGATTTAAAAGCATCTGTCGATAATGACAAAATAGTCTTGGAAGGAAAGGGAGTTACGACAACGGAAGTAATTTTCTTCTGTTTGAATAAAACTGATGATTTATTAAAACTTAATCCCGGAAAATATACACTTTCTTTTAAAAGTAATATGCCGATGGGAACTGCTCATAAAAGTAAGACTGTCGAGGCCTTTGCTATTATTAAAAAAGCTGATGGTTCGAGTGATTATTCATCAACTGGAAGCAAAGGATGGACAACATTTGATATTGCAGAAGGCGATATGATGTATTTTCGTTTTGATATCAATAACGGAACTATGACGGCTGAATTTTATGATATCCAATTGGAATACGGTTCTTCTGTCACTGCCTATGAACCTTATACTGGCGGTCAACCTTCTCCATCACCAGATTATCCTCAGTCCATCGAGTTGGCAGACCAACCCATCACCGTCACGATTAAGGGCGGTACGGAGAGCCAGTCCATCATTTTAACGCCGCCCAGACCATTTACCAAGTGGGACAAACTGGAAAAGGTAAATGGTGTGTGGTGCTGGGTATACCAGAGCGCATACACTCCATCTTATAGTACAGAAAACATTGCAACAGAGTATTATTCCACAACAGGAGAGTTGAGCGCAGGGGCAGAAGTGTATTACAAGACAGATGCTCCAGAGAATATCCCCCTCACCCCATCCGAACAGGCTCAGCTCAACGCCCTCACCATGTATGCAGGCACCACCGAAATCACCAACAACGGCGGCTGTACCATGGATTTAACCTACACCGCAGACACCAAAACCTATATAGATAACAAGTTAGCGGCTATCAGTGCCGCTATGATAGGAGGTACATAATGTACGATATCATTAAAAATGTAATCACGTCCGGAAGCTATGAGCTGACGGACATCCTCAAAAAGATTGACACTATCTGGCTCCAAGGCACCCTCACTGAGGAGCAGCGCACGGAATTGATTGATCTGGCCCGCACCAGTGCAGACCCAGAAAACAGTTATGCGCCACTCCAGAAGCAGATTGACACTCTGTATGCCAATATGACCGAAATGGGTAAGACGATCCTCAGCCTGGCTGACAAAATTACTAAGATGGAGGGCGGTAGCATGATGCCGCCAGAGACAGAGGAGTATCCTGCATGGGTACAGCCTACAGGTGCACATGATGCCTATAACACAGGCGATAAGATGACATACACAGACGGTAAGCGGTATATCTGCCAGATGGATAACTGCGTATGGGGGCCGGATGCGTATCCGGCTGGCTGGAAATTAGCGGAGGAAGAGTAATGGAGATAAGACGAGAGATTAAGCAGATAAACTGTTACGCAGGTCAAAACCGCCCAGCATGGATTGTGATCCACGAGACGGACAACTACAAGATGGGTGCCGGTGCCCTTAAACACTCCGAAGCCCATCGAAACGGCAACCTGTCCACCTCTGTGCATTGGTATGTAGACGATACGGTGGCTGTACAGACCTTATATTACAGCGACGGTGCCTATGCAGTCGGTAGACAGTACGGTACGCCTCTGGTAGCAGGAGTAACCAACACAAACAGTATCAATATTGAGATCTGTGTCAATCCAGACTCTGATTACGATCAGGCCCGTGCAAACTGCATTGAGCTTGTGCGCCAGATTATGGCAGAGCTGGAGACTGATGCCGATCATGTAATCCGGCACTACGATGCCAAGCGCAAGCACTGCCCCCGTAAGATGCTGGATCAGCCGCAGTTATGGACAGACTTCAAGGCGGCGTTGTCAGAACCTGTAAAGAAATCCGGCTGGCAACAGGAAGATGGCGGTTGGCGCTACTACCTCGGCAACGGTCAGCCAGTCCGAAATGACTGGTACTGGCATGAGGGCAAGTGGTACTGGTTCGACGGCTCCGGCATAATGGTGCATGATACATGGTACAAGTATAAGGATCATTGGTACTATCTGGGCGCTGACGGTGCCATGGTAACAGGCCAGCAGACCATTGACGGTAAGTGGTACATCATGGATACTGAGGGCCGGATGATTGCAGAGCCGGTGACGCTTACTCCGGATCAGGATGGAGCACTGAGATGGCCGGGGCTGGCGTATGATTAAAATGTAAAAGAGAGTGGGGACTTAAAAAGTTTCCCACTTTTTTAAAATTATTTTAGATTCTTCTTGACTATTCGTAACGAATATGTTATAATCTTATATAGAAAGGAGGTAATAAGAAATGTCAAAACAAAAGAAAAAAGAAAAGCACCAACTTGAAAAAGTAGCTCTTATAGTTAGCATAATCAATATGGCGACAACCTCGATATGCTTAATCTATACGACCTTCTTCAAATAG